CCAGGTCGTGATGCGGCATATTCTACGGTAGTACCCACATAACTGGATGTTGGGATAAATGGGTACACATATTCCGTTGCACCAAATATTCCTGTATTAACTGATCCCGTAAATGTAAGAGAAACATTACCTGCGTTTAATTTAAATTCGTCAGATTGTACTGTATGTGGTGTTATTGTACTACCACTAATATATCCTATTATTTGAGCTGAACTGGTGGGGATACCTCCAGGTAGTTGCTTGTCGTTTAATAATAGTATAGCCGACCCAGAACGAGTAAATATTTTCCCGTCTGCGATATTAAGAGCTAATTCACCAGGAAACAACGCAGACGCAGTTGGTACTGCTCCGGATTGACTACTGACTAATGGTATAAAACGATTTGCTGCCATAACACCTCTTGTATTAAAACTTTATATAAATATTACAGTTTTGTTATCTTCACATATCCTGACCCACTTTGATATCCTATGGTTGTAATTGCAGATCCACTAAATGTAGAAAGTGTATCATATAATCCATCGGCAGTTGCGACTGTTGTTCCACTACTACTGATGTATGACCCACCACCGCCACCTGAGTCTGGTAGAGTAGACGTAGCTCTTGCACTACCCGCACCGCCTGAGTATCCACCACCGCCACCACCACAGATTGGACCCGCACCACCACCGCCACCAAATCCACCAGCACTACTTCCTGGTGGTGGGTATGTTGTCGATGTTCCTCCACCAACCGAACCTGTCCAAAATCCTTTACCACCGCCACCATTATTGGTTGAACCAGGTCCGTTATAAACTCCAAGTCCACTTGCACCACTACCACTTATACCAACTGCAAATCCACCACCGCCACCACCATCATATGGGTTCGCAGATGATGAAATATGAGAACGACCTCCGTTTCCATTAGTCCCACCAATTTCAAAAAATGCAGCTTTACCACCAGATGTTGTAGTTCTACCAAATATTTGTGAACCACTTACTACTGGAAGTGCACTTGACCATGCACCTATACCACCTGCACCTCCAGCGACAATTAGTGGATTGATTGAACCAGAGTTAGATCCTGATGGGACTACGAAAGTTCCACCACCACCACCTAGTCCAGTATATGTTGCAACTTGTGATGCGTTTGCAGATTGTTGTCCAACCACTATCAATAACTTTTGATTTTGTTGTAAACTAAATCTTGCTCGCATTTTTGAACCACTACTAAATGCACCAGAAACAGGTAAACCTGTATGTGTACCTCGTCCACTACTTGCTCCAGCTACTTCTATTTCATAAGTTGCAGTTTGTGGTACTGTCCACACTTGATATCCAATAAATCCAGATTGTGTAGTAAAGTATGCACTATTTGCTGTCCATGTTGCTGACCCAGTATATGCTGCAAGAAACTGTGTTAGTAACGGTGGATTTGATCCTGTGACATTTACATTTGTAAATGTAAATGTTGTAAAGTCATATAAACTACGATTATTTGGTGTTACCCTAAATCCATTAGTAAATTGTATTGCCATATAATCTATTATGTTAAGCTTGCACTACGATATTGTGTTCCTGTGTATACATAAATAAATGACCCACTAAAATACATAGATCCTGTTTGTGGTGTAGCTGGTGCAACTATTGGTAGTATAAATTCATTTGCTAATACTGACCCTGTTATTGAACCAGGTGATACGACATTTATTGATGACCCCGAGGTTAATATCAACGATGAACTATTTGTTAATAATAACGATACATCATTTGCCGTTGCATTACCGTTGAAACTTGCGGTCGATGTTACAGTTAATGCACCACTAATAATTTGATTACCAACAAATGTATTTGAACCAGTAGTTGTTAATGATGCAGTTATTGCGCTTACTTGTACAGAAGAACTGACTGTGCCTGCTGGTAATGAATTTACAATTTGTGTAGAGCTGGTCACCCAACCAGGATACTGTGCAGAACTACTGACTGTACCTGCTGGTGTAATTGCTACTGCACTTGCTGCATAACTTGCGGTAATTGCGTATGACGCAGATGTAATGGTACCAGTTAATGATCCTGTAAATGACCCACTAAATGATCCTGTATTAATCTGTGCTGAACTGGTAACCCATCCAGGATATTGTGCAGAGGATGATACAATACCAGAATTATAATTTACAGATGACCAGATAATTTGAGTAGAACTTGTTACCCACCCAGGATATTGTGCAGAACTACTAACTGTACCTGCTGGTATATTTTGCCCTGCGTTGAGTGCAAAACTTGCAGTTGTAGCAAATGACGCAGTTGTAATTGAACCACTGAATGAACCTGTATTTATCTGTACCGATGATGATACCGTTCCTGTTGGTAATGCTGCTATTATTTGAGTGGAACTACTAACTGTACCTGCTGGTACTGTAGCTGTTGCATTTAGTGCGTAACTTGCAGTAGTTGCAAACGATGCACTTGTTATTGTACCAGATAATGAACCACTAAATGATCCAGTGATACCTCCAACACTTGTTACTGACCCACTAAATACTGCTGGTCCAATATTGGTGAATGTTGACGAACCAGATACAATTAATGATCCTGTAATTATTTGATTACCAATAAATGTATTTGATCCTGTTGTGGCAAATGAACTAGTATTAATTGTAATTGAATTTAATGCGTAACTTGCAGTCAGTGCATATGATGCCGAAGTATTTGATAGTGCATTAAATTGCGTAGAACTAGAAATTGTTCCTAGTGGAATATTAGGAATTTGTGTGTATATGATTTGTGTAGATGATGACAATACTCCTGGTGGTAAGTTGTTATTACTTGCATACGATGCCGTTAACGCATAACTTGCACTAATAACATTTCCCGTTCCACCCATTTGTAGCACAATTGGTGCATCACTTCCCGTTTCAAACCCACCGGCAAAGATAATGTCAATATTGTCGGCAACACTTGCAGTTCCTAATAATGATCCTGTTATACTGGGTGCTTCAATTCTACTTGATGATACAAATCCACCAATAAATTCATTTTGTGCAAAGATTGCACCAGAAACAATTAAACTATTTCCAGTAGTAACTACGATATTACCTGTATCAATTTCCAAATCACCAAATATGGTTTGTTTACCATGAAATGTATTTGCGCCAAGACTGGCGACATTATCACCACCTGTGGTTTGGAATACATTAATTTGTTGTGAGCTGGTAACGGTACCTGATGGTGCGGCAATAGTTACGGTATTATCGGTTACTGTTGTAGTAATTCCATTTGACCCAGTAACTAATAATCCCTGAGTTTTTAAATCTATACTATCTTGTCCAGTAGATCCTGTAATTTTTAGTGTGGTTGCTATACCCGTTAATTGACTACCATCACCACTGAATGATCCTGTAATTGATGATGCACTAACTGTTCCCGTAACAACCAGTGATCCTGTAATAACTGCCGACCCACTAAATGGAAATCCTGTACTCTGTGCATTTAGTGCATAACTTGCGGTGGTTGCTAATGATGCTGTGTCTGCCTGTACCGCATACGACGCACTAGTAAATGTACCACCTGCAATATAACTCGCTGATAATGCGTAGGATGCGGTAAGCGCAGAAACTGCGAGGGATGGTAATGATCCTGTTCTATGAACTATTAACGAACTTGGTTGTACACTAACTTTATAATCTGGGGCATGTTCTACGGTAACGCTGATATTCGGTACATCTAGTACCACATTATTGGTATCAGTATTTTCTCGTAGTACAACAGCAATATCAGGTATACCAAGGTTTATAGAACCACTCATTAATTATCTCGTAGCTGTGGGACGGACGGTGAACAATCCCTCCAAAATTCTTCGTGTAATCGGTGTTACCGATCCACTGGTCATGTTGACATCATACACATATTTTCGTTGTGTTAATGTTAATGTCTGTGTAGGGGTTAATTCTAATATAATACTCCCAGAATTATATGGAAGTAATTTAATCACATTAAATGTTGCCGCAACTTCGTCAGTGGTATAATTTTCTCGTAATTGTCCCGTAAACGAATAGTCTGTTATATTAAATGGGATACTTCCACTATCACTAATAATTGTTGCAGCGACTCGAAATGTTTCTCCCTGACCTACATTAAATTCGGTAAGTTCTGCCATATTCAATACCCAAAAAAGAAGTGTCCCACCACCTTATATACTTTATATAAGTATAAGGTAGTAGGACAACATCTTCTATTTTTACTGTATATCAGTAGTTCAATATACAATAATCTGGTTGGATTGTCAAAGTGATTTCTGCTACTTCACCTGTATCACTCCATTCCAAACCACCAAAGTCTGCTTTGGTAATTTGTGCACCCTTAATAATCCATTCTTCAACCTTATCACCAACAGGTCCAAGAACCTGTAATGTAAGATCTTTCTTATAAAACTCTGCATATCCGTCACGCCCTGTGACTGATTCGTGATGTAAACGAACCCATTCCATAACTGCTTGTGCACCAGATGGAACAATTGGATCATAAAGAGTCATTTCCATAGTTTGCCATACAGAAACACCTTTTACGAAACGAACAGTGTTAATGTGTGGTAACTTGATTGCTTCTTGATTTAATACGGGCCGAGCGACTTTCTTTACTAAATACGCTGGAATACCTTCAATTAAAAGTAAAAATCTATTTTTAACTTTTGGTTCAAACGCGGTAAAGAATATTTCATTTTCGGCTACTATATTGTTTGCCATTTGTATCTCCTAACAGATTTAACTATAAATAGTCTATAATGTAAAAATGTGAACCAATTATGCCCCAGGGAATACTGCGCCTGTTGGGAGAATGTTGAATTCTAACTTGATGAATTCAGCAGTCTTTGTTGGTTGGAGATACAATTGACCAACCAAGATGTTACGATCAATTACATCCGGTGTATTGTTGGTTTCATCCATAATAACACGGAATGCGTACAAACCAGAGCGTTCTTGGACATTTGCCAAATATGGATTGACGATGTTTAAGAAACGACGACGAGTTGATTCCACATTTTGTTCGAATACGAGGAATCGTGCTGAACTTGCGATAAATTTCTTAACAGTGATAAGAAGACGACGAACATTGACACGATCAAGCGCTGAGGATCGGCGTTGTAATGTCTTCTGACCCCATACACAAATACCTTGTCCAGGGAATTGTGCGATTGGGTTAACCTTACCTTCATATAATTGATCACGCTGTACTTGTGCCAATCGTGTACGAACACCTGCTGCTCCTGGAATACCACCACGATTTAAACCTGCTGGTGCAAACCATTCTGCTGCGACATTATCATTATATGCAAATACTTCTGGAAGTGCTACCGAAGGTGGTACGAATACTAGCTTATTAATGTTATCGTCAAGTACTCGAATCCATGGATAATATGCCGCTGCGTAGTTCGTGTCTAACAATACTGCTAAGTTGACTGCACTGGTAATTGTTGCACTTGCTTGTGCTAAATCCATGATGTAGAAACAATCACCACGAGATTCACAAATGTTCAATGCGTAATTTGCAACATATGGGTGCAACTCGTATACGATACCAGGTAATACTAACAAGTTAATATCATAGAAGTCTGGATTTGCGATATTATCCAATGCTTTCTTGTATGCACGAGATCCATCTGATGTTCCTGTTGAACAATTAAATCCTTGTGTATTGGTGCTGGTGATAGCTTCGTACATATTAATGTATCGTGCTGGATTATCACCATCGAATCCACCTTGGAATGCGACGGTAAATTTCAAATCATCAACGATAGATGGTGTACTTAAGAAATTTGCTGGTGTAACTGCATTTCCACTATCATCGTACAGTTCATTTGATGGAAGATTTTCCAAACTAAATGCTGTTCCCATTGCTGCTGCACCCGAAGGTAATGGTGCGAGGTATGACATGTTAGTATTTAATACATCAGAGTATTGGAATCCGTAGAATTCGTAGTTATTGCGTAATGCTGTTGCACTATATCCACGAGTACTTCCAGATACCCAACTTGATGACAAGAATGATGGTGAAACTAACTTACTAGTTTCGGAACCAATTGGTGACAATAGTTGTGCAAATCCAAATGGTAATGCATCGGTTGGAACATCATTTGCTCCAGGTGCCATTTCTACACGAATGTAAGTAGAATTGTTACGGAATTCACCTTGGAAATATCGTTCACCAGTTACAGAATCATCATATGGTGCACTGTTACCGATGCGACGAGCGATGTAATTTGGACTATCTGGGTCTAATGTCAAATTATCGTATTGTTCCAATACTACTGGTCGTTGGTCAGTGTCTTCAAATTCTCTTACGAGTAATGAGAATGATCCCCAATCACCTTCAATTTGACCTTTCTTTGGTCCAAGAATTGAAACTTTAATATCACGATTTGCTGCGTTACCATCTGTTAAGGTATGCAACTTGAAGAGATTAATCTTTTGTCCACCGAGTGTTTGTGATTGGATATATGGTGTACTTGCGTGTGAATATAATCCATATGTACTACCAGACAAGTTCAATACTGCTGAACTTGTTGCTGCACTCATACTTACTGTAGCACCAGCCGAGGTAATTGCTTCTGGAAATATGGAGTATAGGAATCCGTTCTTTGTTCCTTCTACACCATATCCTAAATATTTTCCAATAAATGAAGCAGCGGTTGATGTTGTACTTAATCCTGTTGTAGTTACATCTGTCACTGCAGAAGAAGAAATAGTCAAAGAGAAATTAGATGCTGGTCCTGTCGCACTAATTGCTTCAATGTTACTTCCAGATACAGTTGGATGAATTATTGCATATACGAACGAACCACTAGATCCAGTTGCGTATAATACTGCGGATGTATTTAATGTGGAATCATATCCATCTAATCCCAACACACGAACAACTGTTGCTCGTCCTGATTCACGGAGATAGTTTTTTACCGTAAGACCAACGAACGATTTGTTGTCGGGTGTACCAAAAATGTTTTCAAATTGTTGTTGACTTTCAACAATCGTTGGGATAAAAGCCGGACCTTTTGGCGTTGGTCCAATAAATGCCCCACCGATTTCAGAGATGCCTTGTTCTAGAAAACTAAGGTCACGCTCTTGTGTGAAAACGCCAGGACTAACAATGCGTTCTGCCATACGGAATCTCCAATATTACTTATTTTTCAGGGGTAAAAATACCAGTGTCTATATCTAACGAACCTACACCATACTTTTCCAATAACCCATTAACCAAAGATTTTTCTTTTTCTAGTAATTCTTTGTATAATTTTGTTTGTTCTACTATTTTATTTTCTATAGTTGTCAATTCTTCTTTTAACAATTCAGTTGTTATTTTTGTTTGACCGACTGTAGAAATTACTTCTATTATTTGTTCTCTTAAAGTTTTAATAGAAGTTAGTTCTTCTTCTGTTAATTTTACTGCGTCACTCATAAAACCCCCTTTCGGTTATGTTACTACTCGTAATATAAATATAGGTTATTTTTTCGAAACACCAGTTTAATCTGTTTCAATTTCTGTGAAAGTGACGACTTTTTTAACGGTATATCGCTGTTGGGAAGTTTGCATCAATTTTCCATGACGATCCAACATACGCTCTGGTAGAAGGTACGCCGAGACATTTAAATTAAACGAGGTACGGACCAATCTATCTTGGTTGGTTGGTAAAGTATTTTCTATTTTATATTCATCTATTCTAGTACGGAATTTATATCGATTTCGTTCACCCCAGAATTCGTCATCCTCAAACGAAATCTGTTCTATGACTTTGTTCATTTGTTCCATGTATTCGGTCCAAATCATACATTCGTAGGTAAGATCAAAATAATCTGGGGTAATAGTGACCAATCGTTTTTTAACAGGTTTAATACCGTTCACCGCGGCGAATCGATCATATGGGTTGTATTTATTCCACCCAGTTTCAAATTCTCGTTCCAAATACTTGTTTATCGGAGAATTGACTTTTACATTTTTCTTCATACTTGATCGTCTGATCATAATCAAAGGTAATTGTATTTTACCTTTGACATCACGAAAAATACCATCTTTTTGAACACTTTTCCATCGTTCTGGATTTCCATATATTACTGGTACTTTCGTTTGTTTTCCGTCTTGTCGTACCAATGGTCTAATTCGTTCATTTAAATAATGAATTAATGTTTCATCAATATTGTGTAAAGTTACCGTGACAGGTGAATCTTGTGCATCGGATTTAGTATCCAATCCACGATTTTGAAATGTTTCGGGTGTATTAACTCCCGTGTTTTGTACTGGTAATTTATCCGGTGTTTGATTACTATAATCAGCCATACAACTCCGAGTCTAATATTTGTATTCCACTCAATCGTGTTAAGTGTGCATTACACAAAATCGATGTAGTATATTGTGGTTGTCCTGCAATATATTGTGTATCGTTGACATTATCAATTTCGTAATATCCATCATCGTAATAAATAATATCACCAACTTCTGGAAATACACTGACTTGTTGTAGTAATGCACGAACAAATCTAAATTCTACATTCTGTACAACATCAACACCAAATCCATCTTTACTATCAGCGACATTTTTATCGTACTTAACAAGTGCTTTTAATTCTACTGGAGTGTAACGAGATTTTTCCGTAGCTTCTCCATAAATATTTATTGCGGTCGTATCGAGTACAATTTTATACAGAATGACATCTACATCAACAATATCGCTCACCAGTTCACGATTAAAATGTTGAAATAAATTAAAATCTCGTTGACTTACGAATCTTGGCATATTAACCTATGTAAATAAGAGTTGGTACTCGTGAAAACATTTCTTGCATAAATTTCGAATTTTCAGCTTGTTTTTTCATCTGTGCTTGTAATCCAGTTTCTTCTAATGTTTCACGGATTTCTTTTATCAACACATCCTTTTCTTCTTTTGCTTCTCTACGAAGAAGTTCACCATCTAATTTAATAATAGCATCAGGAATTGGCACATTTTCGTATTTTGATCGAATCATTCCCAGTGTTTCTTTTGCTAATGCTAAAGTATATTTAAATATCCAAGTTTTACCAATAGAATTAATAGTCGTATACGGTATATGATTATATGGAATATTTGAATAATCTGAAGTTGTACTTCCTGAAGGGTTTACGATATTATCTCCAGCGTATTTATCGTCAACCACCATATAATCAAAATATACACGAAGATCGTTTTTAAATTTTGGACTGAATCGAATTTTATTATTATAAATTTCAAATGAATATTGACTCTTGCGAATCATGTCATTTATTTCAATTGCCTGAATACGAAGCAAATCTTCATATGCTGGCATCATCACGAATGTCACCGGTGGTGAGTATCCATCAAACCCAAATTCACTCATTAGATTTGTTAAACCAAGACCAGTGGTTGCAAACGGGTCATAGTAACGAGCAACGGCTGATGGCATATAATGATACACACGACGAATTTCTAATCGTTTACCACTTTCACTTACATCTGCCCAAAGCGTTTGTAAATCATATTCTTGTGCATATACACCACCAGATGCAGTAGTTGGAGTAATATATCCTCGTTTAATATCCACATCACCACCAGATTGTGCTTCTGTACCATATTGTGCTGATATACGAATTAATTGTGGAATAGGTGATCCCACTATGTTTCGTTGCGTCACTGTGGTCGATGTTGGTAATCCTTGTAATGTAAACATATGTTCACGAGCATTAAACTGATTAACTTGTGATCCATATGTTATTACTGCTTCTTCAAAACAAGTATAGAAAATTTTATCTACCAATTCTATATCTATAACATTATATCCTAAACGACGAGCAACATATTCTGCTACCCGTGGCGCGTCGGATTGAAATGCAGCTTCATCATCAAATATACCGAATGGTGTTACACCACTTGGATTGACTGGACTTCCATCATATACAATTGGATCATCACTTAATATCGCCATAGTAATCTCATGTGTAGAAAGACTCTAAACTATAAATAGTCATAAATAACTTATAACGAAGGAATAAATATACCCTTTTCATTTCGATTCAACTTACGATTACGCAAATTTTCACATCGTTTCGTATATAACTGTGTTCCTTCGTTTTGTCCATATCGGTCAATATACCATTCCAACGAGAATCGTCCTTTTGCTTTTTGTTTTTGTTTTTCCCGTGCTTCGTCACTATGTGTCTTACCATACATGCCATTTTTGTCACCAGCAGTAATTTGTGACATTTTTTTCTTAAAAGTTTTTAATCGTTCTGGTTGATTTACGAATTGATTTCCACCACCGCCGGTATATGTGTCATTGTATCCATTTTTAACAGAATCAAATTGCTTAATTAATACTTCTTCTAATAATTGAGCAGATTCTTGACTACTTGCGGTAGCAATTATTTCTTTTACAAAATTTTCCCACCCATACTTTCTCATGGCTTTATACAAAGAATTATTCATTTTTTTTACTAACGCACAGTGTTTATGCTGCGTCATTCTGTCTTGAAAATTATTTGTACGACCAATATAAATTTTTCCACTCGGTGATGTTAATTTATAAATCACATGTTCCATAAAATTCTCCTTTTTATATAAATAGAGAGTTTTATGGTAAAAACTGAAGTTGTGGGCAACAAAAAGGGAGTCCTTTCGGACCCCCAATTTGCTCCTTTTTTGGATAAATCTATTAGACTGTTGCGAGTCCGTCGATAAAGATTTTTCCAAAAAATTCGGGTCTGACTATCTTCTTCGCGTAACGGGTCATCACGCCACGGCGTGGTGTGAAGTTATTTGGATCATAGACCAATGGTGTCATGATGAGTGGGATATATGGAGCATATACTGCACCAGTTTCGAGGAAGTTACTTCCACGGAAGCCCATCAACAATGTATTTTCGGTCATGTATGGGTTCTTGTAGATTGTGTAACGATTTTGGAATGAACCAACCTTGGTTACACCACCTGCAAATTCCATCTTATCACCGTCTGTTGCTGCCATGAAACCAGGAATGGTTTCGAGGATTGTTGCTACAGTTGGTGAACATACTGCGAAGTTAGCACCACCACGCATTGTGAGTTGGTGAATCTTGTTACTGACCTTTTGCATCTTCTGACCAAGT